GGTAAAGTCTTTCTTTACAAGTTTGGTAAGAAAATCTTCGATAAGATTAAGGACGCTATGCAGCCTGAGTTCCAAGACGAAGCTCCAATGAATCCATTCGATTTCTGGGATGGTGCTAACTTCAAACTAAAGATTCGTCAAGTAGAAGGCTATCGCAACTACGACAAGTCAGAGTTTGCAGCTCCTAGCCCTATCGCTGCGTCAGACGAAGAGATTGAAGCAATATGGAATAAGCAGTACTCGCTTGCTGAAATCATTGCTCCAAGCAACTTCAAGTCTTATGATGAACTCAAGAAGAAGCTGGACTTTGTTCTAGGATCATCTTCACGAGTCGGTACAGCAGAAAGCATCTCTGCAACTACTGGTGACTCATCTGATGATGACTTTTTGAAGGACGTTACAGCAGCAGTAGAAAGCAGAAAAGAAACTGTAGCGGCTGTTGCTGACGATGAAGACGATACAATGTCTTACTTTGCTAAACTAGCACAAGACGACTAGTATTCAGTCAAAAGAAAAGGGGCTTAACGCCCCTTTTTTTATATTCTTGTATATTGTTTGTGTTGAAAGTCTATAAATGAATTCGTTTTATTTCTAGAAGAACTTGGAGCTACCATTACAGGACTAGATTGTGATCCTGTAGTATTATTGTTGGTTACATTATTAATAATAGTCGGAGCTTTAGATTCTGCTCTTGGAGAGGCAGCTTCTGTCATGTTATTAACAGCTTCTCCGGTTGGAACTTGACTAGTTGAAATGTCTGGAAGCGAAGTTGGATTCGGCACAAAACCGTCCATGATACTCATTTCACCAGAAGGAGCAGAAATACTGGCAGTCGAATCTCCGGAGTCTATTTTACTTAGTCTTTCTAGTACTCGATTAGTATCTTTTTCTGATAAATCATCGTCAGCAAGTATAGCATTTAGTTGAGCAGTGTCAGTAGTTTCTTTTAATATTTCAGGATCAATTTTACTGTTGCCTACCCAATTTTTATTGTACAGACCACTTTCTTCTGCTGCCTCTAATGCAGCTTCGCCTGATGTAGTAGTAGCAGCGTCACCAATTGCTTCTCCTGCAGCACGTCCCCCAAAATAACCTATAGTTCCTCCTATAGCGCCTCCTATCAATCCGCCAGCTATAGTTCCAACAGGACCTAGTAGAGATCCTATCGCTGCACCTGTTGTCGCACCGGTAGTTCCCATTGCTAGAGAGCCAGCAAGTCCTCCAGTCGCAGAAGTAACTGCTTCTACTTTTCCAGCAGTCTCATCTTGCTCTGTGAACATCTGTCCAGTTTCTTCGTTTATTGCACCAGATTCTACTAGCTGATCTGCTGCATTGTAATCTTGATATCCTTCATAAACAGATCCTGCTACTGCTAATGGCGCAGCTATTTTACCTAAAACTTTCGCTGTGCCACCAAGAACTTTGCTAGTAGTACTAGCGCCACGGACAACATCGTCAGCTACACTTGTACCAGCTCTTGCAACGTCATCAGCTACACTTGTACCAGCTCTTGCAACGTCATCAGCTACACTTGTACCAGCTCTTGCAACGTCATCAGCTACACTTGTACCAGCTCTTGTAACATCGTCAGCTACGTTAGTAAAAGCATTTTTTGGAGATACCATTCTTCCGTTATTAGGATTATATGGATTGCCTGCCCTGTTTAATTTGAGTCCAGGCTTTAGAGTAGGTTTGACTGTCCTAGGTGCTCTAGGTGCTCTCGGTGCTCTCGGTGCTCTAGGACTACGGAAATTCGGCATGCCAGGCAATCCGCCCATATTATTTTCTAAACTATCGCCTATTTCTTTTAGTTCTTTTAGTATTTGTTCAAGCAATCCTACTTTTTTAGAATCTAAAGACTCTCTATCAATTCCAGTCTTGAAAACTTCGCCACCCTGAGCATTTTTTTCTGTAGGAGACTTTTCTTGATTGTTTTCACTGGTTAAATTCTCAACAATATCTAAAGTAGCACTTCCTCTATTCTTTATATCGAATTCTTCTTTTGCTACAAGGTCTAATGTTTCTTGTTGCTTTCTTTTACTCGGAGCCATCCCGAATAGTTTTTCAGCAGTGAACGCCTGAGACGCTTTTTCTTTTCTTAGATCAACATTAGTTAATTTTTGAAATACTCTTCCGCCGATACTCTGAGGTCTTAGAGTATTACTCAATGTCTCTTTTGCTGTATCTAATCCTAATACTTCGTTTGCTTTAACAGGATCACTAGAAGATAGTTTTACTTTTTCTATTTGTTTGATAGCTTCTTCTATTGCTTTTACACTAGCATCGCCAGTTTTTTCTACTGCTGCTGACATCATTTTTATCAGAGTTTTGAATTCTTCAGTAGACTCTGTGTTTTCAGTAAAAAATTCTTGGGCTGCAATCGTGTTTTCTTCTATTCTTTTCATCAAATCAATAGAAGTGTTTCCTACTGATGCTTTATTAGATGAAGGCTTAGCAAAAGATATAGGCTGTACTGCCTTTTTTATCATATCTGTCAACATACTAGCAGCTTCGGAAGACATTCTTCCTGTTGACATATCTCTGACATTTGCGCCGCCAAAGCCTTCATCTGCTAAATTTCTGCCTTCTATTCTAATCATTACTGTTTACTCTGTTGTTTATCTGCTTTCTTTTTTAGATGTGTTATTAGCATACCAACATAAACTTCTCTTTCCCAAGGCATCATATTTTCCAATTCTGTCAAACTATAATGATGCTCTTGCATTAACAAAAAATTCGTCTTGTAATAATTTTCAAGAGAATCTTGAGAAAGAGCTAACCGAAAAAATGTTCATGACCGTTAATCGAAATTTCATTTTTTGATTCACACTTAGCACAATTATATTCTATATTATGCACTAGTGTAGGAATCTTACTAAAAAAATCAGCTGCCTCATTTAATAAGTTTATAGGCAAGTTATCAATAAATTCTATAACTTCTTCTGCTGTCTCTTCTTCTGGTCTAATTACTTCTTCGCCGCTGTATATACACTCAATGCTGTTAATAAGTATCTCAGTGTCGGACAATTCTTTTTGTGCTAGTTGTACTTCTGCTGTCGGATACTTTATAACAATACCTACCTCATTGTTAATTTCTAGTTTCTTTTGAGTATTTTCGGTGTCGCCTACAAGTTTAAACTCTGATAATTGCATGTTATATGCAATAGTATCTTGGCAGTTTCCACACTTCAATACAAACTCTTGTGTATCGCCTATTGATTTTTCTCGTAGTTTTACAAAAATTACTTGTATCTGAAACATTGCTAATTTTTTTGTATCTACTTTTCCAAAAGAGCAGTTTTCAATAACTTGACAACATGCGTTATACATTTCTTTTGGATCTTCTGACGCTGTTGCTAGTGTCAATATTTTGTTTTCTTTAACAAGAAAAGGTCTGAGTTTTATCTTGTCTTTTATTCCTGGTACTTCTATATCAAAAGTTGGTACATCAATTATTGGTAGTGCCATTACAATCTCCAAAAAACATATTATCTATTAGGTGGTACAAATCTTCTTATTCCGCTTTGTTGTATTCCTGCTGCTTCGTCTGCTGCAAGGCGAGCTTCTTCTGCTGCGGCGTCTTCAACTGCTCTATTTCTTTTATACCAGCTTCTTGCAGAAAATGAGACTGACATTCTAATCAATCCCGCATTACCCCATGAAACAGGAGTCAAGTTGATTATTTTTGGTGTTGCATCAACTAAAGTCCACTCAGCTAATACATCATTATCGACACTAAGAGATTTTATATCGATAGTAGAAACATAGTTATCATAATAACCAACTTCTTTACTATTCGGATCTCCTGCTAGAGCTATCCACTCTTCGAATACTTCTCGTACTCGCCATTTTTCGTCTATAATGAATGTGAATGACATTTCAGTAGTTAGAAATTCAACATTCTGTGTTCTATATTCTGTCCAAGCTCCTATTTTTACAGGCAAATTAGTTGCTGCCAGACCAGGAATCTGCGCTTCTTCACAATACAAAGACAATTGCCTAGCGTTCGCCCTGTTGAGCAATGCTCTTGGCACATTGAAAACTACTTCAAATCTATCTGATCTAGGAGTATACTGACTTCTGATTTCAGAAAAGAAATTTTCTAGTTTAGTGAAAGATTTAGCCATTGATTATGTCTCTACTGTCTCTGTATACTTTTTGTTGTGAAGCGCCTTCGAAGTTTTGAGTTGGCAAAAATATTGCTGCTTTCCAGTGTTCTGGATTTATCTTAAAAAATCTACTATTCACTTGACTATACAAATACTTCTTTACTGATGGCTTTACTTGTGGGAACTTACCAAAGTTTTTTAGTACGCTCCAGCTCACTTCTATTTTACTTTTCTCGCTTATATTCTTGTCAGTGTAGTTTAACAATTCGCCCAACAACTTTGCTCGTTGTAGATAAGGCAAATAGTGCATGTTGATTCCTACAAACCCGCCTGATATATCATCGAAAGGCAGACACAACGGAAACTGATCCCAGTACGGAAGTGAATCTTTGTACTTGGGATCGTAAACATACATGTACATGTTTCCAGGTTCGAGTCTTGTTACAAACTCTCCTAGATCAGACTTTGACGCATTGCTGAACGAAGTAATGTTACTCGCAACTTTACGAACATTGTCCTGATACCAGCGAAAAGAACGATCTTGTTCGCCTGCGTTTGTTCTTATATTTTCAAAAGGATTGGCCATGTCACTATTTATAATGGTGATGACAGTCTCCAACAATTATCTTCTTTGTACATAATTTTAAAATCATTTATAATTATACAGTTATTTTTATAGTATTGTATTTTATATTCTTGACTGAATTCTTTAAGAGCATCGTGCTGCTCTCCTAGTTCAAGTCCATGATCAGGAGTGAATCGAAGAAAAATATTTTTCCAATCAGCAAGATTTAAGTATGAACATATTTTGTTTTTATCTTTATACAAAGAAAGATATTCTTTTGAAGTTTTTTTTAATTTTGTTATGCATTCACTAGAGTAATCAGTGATGATAATTTTTATTTCTGCGTTATCTGACCAGTGAAACATGCAATTTAGTCTTGCATTGCCTGGATGTATTGTAAATTTTTCATCGTCTTTTAGTATTCCTAGAGGAACTCTATATTCTGTTATATTATTTGTTATAAAGTAATGATATTTTGTTATATCATAGAGGTATCTTTTATTTTCGTCTGCATCTGATTTAAAATTATAAGAAGCATCGTATGAATATTCTACATAATCTAGCTCTAGTAGACCTTTGCTTTTAGTAAAATAATTATCAAACCACAGTTCAAAGTGTTCTTTGTAATCAATTTTGAATATTTCTTTAAAGTCTCTATGAGATATCGTAAAGAATAGAACATCTCTATCGACTATTTTCTGAATTTCATCAATTAAATATTCTCCTCCCATCTCATATCTTTTCCCGATAGTAAAGTCTATGTTCATTTGTAATCCTTCAAAGAAAATTCAGTGCCTAGCATTTTATCAGTACTAGCATTTATGTCGTTGCTCCAAACTAACACTTCAGGATTTTCATACAAGAAATCACAGTTCTTGCAATAATCAATCTCATCAAATCTCTCTTCTTTATGAAGTTTGCGTAACTCTTCATATTTTTCTCCAAAATATATTTCTTCGAAGTTTTTTTCTGAAAAGTGTCCTAGCACACTCTTGGATTCATTAGGAGGACCCATTGTTTGACAACATGGAGTAACCGCACCCGTTTGACCGTGGTTGCCACCCGCCCTTATTGTTATTTCTGGTGCAAATGGCCTGCCGCAAGTTCTTTTCACAGCAGATTCTCTGCCATATTCTGGATTATAATTGCCGCTCCAATTGTGCATTTTCCATATATATCCTATTGTTCCTAATCTATCAATAACATTCTTTCGATATTTTTCTATCTCAGATTCAATTTGATTGTTGTCAAGAATTAGATGATACGAGCTAATCTTACATACACTGTTAGATTTCTCAACGTACTTCTTTAGTTGAATAATATTATTAGAAACTAGATCAAAGTTGTCTTTAGACATCCATTTTTTATATGTCTCCCTATCGTATCCAATAAAACTAAATCTAGCAAAAGACAGGCCAGCGTCTACCACATCTTCCATGAATTGATCTTGTAGAAAGCTGCCGTTAGAATACATAAATGATTTTAGACCTCTTCGAGTACATGCTTCGACATACTCTGGCAGTCGTTTATTCATCGTCGGCTCACCGCTTCCTTCAAGATTAATAATCGGAGTACCGTATTTTGGAGTGATTTGATCTAAGATATTCTCAAACATATCTAAAGACATAACACGAGTCCAATCTTTACCTCTTCCAGGATCTGATTGAGGACACATGGCACAGGAATAATTACATCCTCCAGCAACTTCAATTACTGCTCTTTCTAATTTCATATACCTAGTTCCTTTTCAGTAATAATCATAAACTCCCAGTTGCGATCAAGACAGAATTCTTTGGCAGCTTCCCATTTGGCGAGATTGACTCCCCATTGTTTGACTTCATTGATGAATCTTTTTGTTTTTCGAGAAGGTCTTTTTGGTTCTTGTGTGAACCTCTTTGGCTTCACCTCAACAAGACACATTCTTACTTTGTCTTTGCTGCGTATCTTCACAACAAAGTCTACAAAGTAACGATGTATTTTATTGTCAAGGGGTGAGCGATAAGGTATCACTATCTCTTCACTGCCCCATTCTAATACAGAATCGCTGATGTCACACCAGTTCATAAACTTTAATTCGTAACTGGAGCGATAAGTGATTTGTCTAACATTGCCTT